AATGAAACAAGTTCGCCAACTGCTGTGCCGCCAACTACTACTTCACCCTCTTTACCATGATGTACTGCCATTTTTTTCTCCTATAATTAAATTGTTATATTAGTTTTCTTCTTCTTCGTCAATTTGTTCTTCTTCATCATCTTCAAATTCTTCTTCATCTTCAAATGACTCATCTTCTTCATCTCTAAGTTCAGCAAGTAAATCTTTGATTTCTTCACACATTAAAGATTCTTTATCATGCAGTTTTTCTACACTATCTATTTTCTTTTCTATTTTATCAATTATCTTATCTTTGTTCATAATATCTCCTATGGTGTTCCAGCTTGAAACTCGTAAGTACACCTAATAGTCATTCTTATACCGCCTATTGGAAACAATGTACCCTCGTCAGTTTCTACAGATATAACTTCTGTATCAAGTGCATTACCACTTCTTGTAATATCAGATTCTATGGCAGTTTCAATAGCAGTAATTAATTCATTTCTTTTTGTATCAATATTAACTTCTGCACCCTTGACAAATCCTAATATAAGAAAATCAATAACACCTATCCTTGTTTTAGCACCAATACCTATTTCTTGATCTTCTCTAGTTTCTTCAGATGTTTGTATTATTACCGCTGGATATTGTTTATCTGATAATTCATCTAATTGAAAAGGTTGTCTTGTAGCTTTGATTATATCAGGGCTAGATATAGCTGATATGACAGATAATAAGTTTGATGCAATATTTTCTCTTTTACTCATATTTTAAACTTCCTTAATTCTTTTTCTACAAATTTATTGAATGTTCTTTGTATAATCTTTTCTGTCCTAGTATTAAAGCCAAAAAATTTTCTTTGTGGGTCAGTAGTTACTTGGTTGAAAAAAGCTTTGTCTATCTCATCTTTTCTACTAAATGCTAAAGATATTTTATGTTTTCCTGTTTTCTTTACCATTGATGGATTTAAAGAACCTAACATTCTACCTGTATAAAATAAATCTACTACTGTTGGTTTTCCCTCTCTTTGTAATTGTTTTAAATATCCCTCAGAATATGGTGCAAATCTTCTATCGTTAAAATCAATACCTTTTTTAGTTTTAGTTCTAATTATATCTACTAATTGAAAACCAGCTTGTTTGACACCCTTGTCAATTATTCTTGGTAAGACAGAACCAAACTTTTTAAATTTAGCCGCTACTTGTTTTTGATTTGTTTTAATATTTAGATTGACAGCCATTATCTATTCAATCGTCTATATCCATGTAAAGGTTCTCTTTCATTAGATACGATTGAACCATCTGCTGTAGAATCATATTCAACACCATCTTCTAGTATTGATCTAAATTCTCTATTATATTCTGACATATAATATTCACCCATTCTTTCAAATCTATCTTTATCTGTTTCAGGTCTGAACTTTGTTAATGCTGGTAAATAGAATCTACCAAGAAATAAATATACACCAGCCCTTTCAAACTGATCTAAATTTACTTTTGTGTTTTCCATCTCAACAGTATTTAAAACTGTAATATCTGTATAGACATTTGTTTTATAAGTTGGAAACCATTCTATTCTTAATTGTCTTAGAATATCATTTGTAGTTTGTGCTAGAAAATTTGTTGTTTCTGTAGCTGTTGTAGATATACCAAAATCAAAAGCATCAGGTTGATACTTTAAAACATCAGAAGTTGTTATAACATTTGCACCTGTAAAATTAGCCATGACATTTACCTATAAACCAATCTACAAATTTTTTAATCTTTTTTTTTAGTTTTTTTAACATTCTTTTTTCTCTTTGGTTTTAATGTAACGACTTTATCAGAAATGTCTTTTACTGTCGCTTTTTTAATTTCTTTTTTTACATCATCAAGAGGAACATAACCTCTCATTTTAAAATGTGCTACGTTTGCTTCGTATTGTATTTTTGATCTAATAATGGTTTTTTTTCCATTTGTTAATTTTATGTCCATAGTTTTCTCCTAGTTCATATAAGGGCGATTTCTCGCCCTTATAAATATCCTATTATTGGATTGATGAGTCTGACTCGATCTCAACACCATTAGCATCGTTTAATTCACCGACACCATAAACTGCTGTTGCTACAATCTCGTCTGCTCTTAAACTCGCATCTCTTTGAGTTTCGATTTTTAAGTCTTGCATCATTGCTAGTCCTAAAGCATCTGGATTAAATACTGCACCTTTGTAATCCCCTGTTGTTCCAGGATTATTACCTGATGAGTCCGCCATATTTGAAGTTTCAAATATATTTACACCAGCGATCTGACCTACTAAAGATGATCTTAAAATCTCATTACCAACACCTGGATTTGGGTTTGCAAATGTATTTGTAAGACCTGATTTTAGATCAAATGCTACTTGTGGGTGGATTACCGCATTAAGATTATCTCCTGACACACCAGCCGCTCTTAATTTAGCTACTGCTTGGAATATCAATGCCGCAGACATAGCTGTAGAAGCTGAACCAACAGTAGTTGAAAAACCACCGAATAAAGCTGTTAAGTCTGTGTCAATTTTTTTTGCAATCGCTTCACCAAATAATCTACCAATATCTGCCGCAACATTTCTTGGTGCCGCATTTCTTCCTAGATCAGTTAATGTAGTCATGATTCCATTTTCAGAACAAGTGATTGTTACTGAAGTTGGGTCAATTGCTGTGTTAGATAAATCAGATGCTTCCGATACTGCCGCCGCTGATACAGCAGAGTAAATTGGAACTTCAACTGACTTTCCACCACCAGTTACTGCATAGTTTCTTACAAGTGGTCGCATAATTGATCTTTCACTTGCTACGAACAATGCTTCTGCCACTATCTCTGTGTATAGTTCCGATAGTGTAGAACTTGTGCTTTCGTTTGCCATTTTTATTTACCTTGTTATTTATTGTTTAAGTTTATTTGAGTAGGTGCAGAATCTCTTTGTTTGCGATACTCAGCATACTTTTTTCGATCTTCTGGCTTACTCATGTCTAAGTCCTGAATATTAAAAGGTTTTACAGTTTTCCCCTCAATGCTATTCTGGCTACCTGAACCAGACAATGACCCTTTTCGGAAATGTGGGTTAGCATCTAAAAACTCATTTACTCGATCTTCAATTGTAAGTAGTTCCCCTTTTGAGTTGTATCTTATGTTTTTATTATTATCAAGTATTTCTATTCGACCATCATCATTATAATTTACTTCGTTTTTTAATAATGAAACAACTTGATCTGGTGCAATAGCATTACTCTTAGAAGCTAAAGATAATATTGAATTATCTACATTAATTGTTTTTACTTTGCTTTTCCAATCAGCTAATTCTTTGTCTTTTTCAGCTATTCTAGCTTTCATAAGATTTTCTAAATCAGCTTTTGTTTTAGCTTCTTGTATTTGTTTTTCTTTTAGAATTTCTTCTTCCTTTTTTCTAGTTTCATCAACTTGTCTTTGATGTTTTGCTTTCTCAGCTTCTAATCTTTGCTTAACTATTCTATCAACATCTTCTTGATTAAAACTTGGTGTTGGTTTTGTTTCGTCAGTTTTAGTTTGTTTAACTTCAGCTTCCTGAACATCATTTTGCGGTTGATTAACCTGTTTGTCGTCTGACATTGTTTCTCCTATGTTTATATTATTAGTTCACCTTTTTTGTTATACCAATCAGGATTGACATAACTAAATTGATGTCTGCAATTATATCCACCTCTTACTACAAGTGGATTGCCTGATTTTTTTCCTGACCATGATCTAGTAGTCCATAATCGCTTGATTTCATCAATTGTAAAAAGTCCACCATTTCTTCTGTTATATACACCATTAATTAAATTTCTGCAAAAATCTCTAGTGGTTGGAATTACATCACCATAGTATTTAACAAAAGTAAGACCAGCATCATTAGCTTTATTAAAATTAAGGGTTGCATCAAAATCTCTTAATGAGTCGTTTAATATCTGACCAGCATATCTTTTCATGTTTTCACCAGCCCTATCTCTTGCAAATTTAGTCTGTAATGTTTGAATAGACTTATCAACTTGTGATTGTCTTGATTTAACATATTTATTTCTATTGATATAATCTACTAATCTATTTGCTTCTGCATCATCTGAACTAGCATAAATACCATTTATTGTTTGTCTTAGTTCTTTTTCTAATTCTGTAAAATCATTTCCAACTAAAGTATTCTGATAAACCTTTTCTGATAATCGTCTTGTAAATGTGTTTGATACATCTTTAAACTGAGTGAAGTATTGTTGTTTTAAATTTTGTACCAAAGCTAAATCACCTTTTGTAAGTTCTTGAAACTCTACAGGAATATTACCAATTCTTCTAAATGCTTTTTCTATTCTCTTTGCTTGTTTTGTAAAACCCTCTCTAACAACTGTATCTGACCAGCCAAGATATTCTCTATCAACAATAGCTT